TGTGAAGGGCCAGCAGAAATAACATGTTATCAAGTAGACCCACATAACGATGAGGGTGTGATAATCATAAAAGATTTAAATGGGAAATCTAGACCAATCGATCTAGAAGGTACATCCAGCCATGAAGTGGATATTCACGTAGTCTATTAAATATTTATAATGTCAATGATAAGTTTATATTTATCATAATCTTTCAATAATTTTCTCATAGATTTACGATAGATTAAGTAAATCTCTTTATTTGTGGTAGCCATACACAAATTTTCAAACCCTCTATAAGCAGAGTGTAATGCTCCAACAACTTCACCATAACTATTCAGTATTGGGGAGCCCGAAGATCCACCCTTGGCAGGAATAGAAAAAACATACGAAGTTTTTCGGTTGCTACGAACCTTCTTACTACCCAAATAAAATCCTTCAAATAACGGGATCATTTTAGAAGACCACAATCCCATAGGGGCGGCTATGTTATAATACTTCTCTCCAATTATTGGCTTAGAATTAGAAATTTTCAATGCTGGACGCGATATCTTGGCTGAACCCAGTATACATATATCGGCTTCAAAATCAAAAGCAATTGGAATTGCCGCATATGTTTCACCTTTGTAATCGTTTAGGATATATGAAGCCCTTTCGGTCATCTTCCATTCAGGGTTCTTAGGTGAGTAGTCCTGCACAAAATAATTTATTTGATTGCCGTAAAGAATACTGCAAACGTGCGCTGAAGTTCCTACGAGTGTAATTTCTCTATCGTGTCCAACAATAAAGCCCGAAGCTGATGAGCGCAAATCAATTTCATATTCTTCTAAATTTGCTTCGGCTACCGCAGAGGAGGTTTTTGTTAGGTAGATGTTTTTATAAATATCAATCTTGATGAAGGAACGTCTTTTATCTCTGAATAAATCTCCTGGCCCAAATAGGGCTGTGCTTGACGCACATGATGCACATCCCATAAAAGTAATGAACATCATAAATACTATAACTAATTTTGCAACCGCATTTTTCAAGATTATTTTTTTTTCCCTACAAAGTAACTATAAAGAAAATTCTCAAACGGCTTGGCTATTTATTATTAGGGGCTGGATTGTCAGCACCAAAAACGAATAACGGAAGTAAAATATGGCAAAAAAGATTTATGTTCTTGATACGAGCGTATACCTCACAGATTGTAATTCAATTTTTTCTTATGGGAACGGAGATATATATGTTCCGCTAGTAGTATTAGAAGAATTAGATAACAACAAAAAAAGACCAAACGGCGTCGGCGCAAATGCTAGAGGAATTATTAGAACCCTAGATGAATTACGAAATAGAGGAAGTTTTCAAAAAGGGATTCGAATTCGAAAAGGGCGTGGCTTAGTTTTTACTAAAACACCAGATTTATCTGAATTACCTTCTGGCTATGATCCTAATACGGCTGATCATCAGATTATTGCCGCCGCACTTACACTTATAAAAGAGTTTCCAAGCCGTAAGGTGATATTAGTATCCAACGATATTAACCTAAGAATTAAGTGTGATGCTATTGGAGTAAATGCAGAAAACTATAGTAGCGAAAATGTTATAAAGGAAAGTTCTGAATTGTATGGTGGCTTTACAAAGCTACTTGTGGATGATCAAATAATTGACCGTTTCTATACAGGTGAAAGCGTTTATCTGTATAATGCGATAGATGACAAAGCAGAATTATATCCCAATCAATATGTAATGCTGGTATCTTCGTCGAATGAAAAGAAAACAGCAATTACTAGATTCATTGATGAGAATACAGAATTTAAAAAAATTCCTCAACATAAAGAATCAGATGGATGGGGCATAGCACCAAAAAACAAAGAACAAAATTGTGCGTTGGATTTACTTTTAGATCCAAATGTTCCTGTGGTTTCTCTTATTGGTAAAGCAGGAAGCGGAAAGACTTTGTGTGCTATTGCAGCGGGATTGCAACAGATAATGGGAGAATCTTCAGTATATAATAGATTAATTGTTTCTAGACCAGTTCAACCCATGGGAAAAGACATTGGCTATTTACCTGGATCTCTAGAGGATAAAATGGTGCCATGGCTAGCGCCAATTCAAGATAATTTAAGATTCTTATTTGGTGATGATAATTTAATGCTAGAGTCATATATGGATAAAAGAATAATTGAGGTCGAGGCTCTAACTTATATTCGTGGTCGCTCAATTCAAAATGCTTATATTATTATTGATGAGTGCCAGAACTTGACACGGCATGAAATAAAGACTATACTTACTAGAGTAGGTGAAGGAACTAAAATTGTTTTGACTGGTGACATTGAACAAATAGATAATGTGAATATTGATGAGACTACAAACGGTTTAACCTACGTGATTGAAAAATTAAAATATTTTGATATCACAGGACATATCACATTTATTAAAGGTGAAAGAAGCAAGGTCGCAACCTTATGTGCAAAAAATCTTTAACTTTTAACTTGACAGACTTTGCGAAGCATGATATTAATTAAGATACATTATTTAAATATATGAAAGATTATATAAAAAGCAGTTCTTCTCACGCATTAAAAAACAGAAATGAATTCTCTCTTTTAAAAGGCCTTGTGCCTGTCGTTGTTGTAAATAAACTTCCAAATGATATTGACTTCAATAACATTATTAAGAATTTAGAGAAAAACATTCCTTCACAAATCTTAAATCTTATAGATGGAATCTATATAGGGGATTTTAAAGAATTAGAAGAAAGAAATATTGAAGCCATGTTTAAAGATGGTGTTATTTATTTATCTTCTTTTAAAAATATAGATTATGCTTCTGAAGAATTGATTGCTAGAAACATCTGTCATGAATTAGCACATGCCTTAGAAGAAAAGATGGGCTATGAAATTTATGGTGATAAATTAATTCAAAATGAATTTAAAGCCAAAAAAGATAAGCTAATTTCTTTACTAAATCATGAAGGCTTTTACTTTTCTAGAAATATCTTTTTTGATCCTGATCTCACTGATGAATTAGATGATTTATTATATAATGAGATAGGTTATGACCGTCTTTCATTAATAATTCCAAATTTATTTATTTCTCCTTATTCGGTTACATCAATTCGTGAATATTTTGCAAATGGTGTTGAAGAATATTTATTTGGAGATCCTGATTTATTAAAGAATGTAAATCCTGTACTTTACTCCAAGATTAATAAAATATATAATGAAATTAGTTAAATACTCTTTGACTTCTTCTCTTTTACATGATAGAATATTACTATAACGTTGGCTTATGCCACAAGGAGTTAATATGCCTCATGTATCTTTTAGCGCACTCAAAAACTGGGACTTTTGCCCCTTTTATCATAAACTAACTTACATAGATAAATTAAAGGGATTCACAGGAAATGTTTATACTGCTTTTGGATCTGCGCTTCATGAAGCCTGTGAAAAATTAGTTTTAGATAACACAGAAGATTATGATAAGATTTTCAGTAACTCATTTGATGAAGAACTAGGAAAGTTAGAAGAAATAACAATCAAAGAACAAAAAATGATTGGTGACATGAAAGTGCATGGTGTTGAACTGGCTGCGCTAGTTCTAAAAGCACTGAAACTAAAGTTTCCACAATATACAGTCATCTCAGCAGAAGAACAAATCTTCGAACCTATTATAGACAGCCCAGGTAACTATGACTATAAGGGCTTTCTAGATCTTGTTATTAAAACACCTGATGGAAAATATCACATTATAGATTGGAAGTCGTGTTCTTGGGGTTGGGACATAAGACGAAAGACAGATAAAATGGTTACATACCAGCTCACTTATTATAAGCATTTCTTTTGTAAGAAGCACAATATTGATCCGATTATGGTAGAAACATACTTTGGATTATTGAAGCGAACGGCCAAGAAAAACAGGATAGAAATCTTTAGAGTTTCCAGCGGACAAAAAAAAATAAATAATTCGCTTAATGTTTTAAACAAGGCGGTGTATAATATCCATAATAAGAACCACCCCAAAAATCGTCTTAGTTGTGCGAAGTGTGAATTTCACAGAACGGAGTGGTGCCCTTAAGGAGACTAATGGCACAACCGAAACCCGAAAAAAAGATTAAAATTCTAACTATATCCGACCACCCACTTTCACCCTCTGGTGTAGGCACCCAAACAAAATATTTTATTGTTGAACTCCTCAAGACAGGAAAATTCGAATTTATTAGTCTTGGTGGTGCCATGAAGCACAAAAACTATGAACCTCAGAAGACTGAAGAATTTGGTGATGACTGGATCATCTATCCCATCGATGGTTATGGAAACGCCGAAACAATTCGTTCAATTCTGCGTTCTACTAAACCGGATATTCTATGGTTCATGACTGATCCACGTTTTTATGGCTGGCTATGGGAAATAGAAAACGAAATAAGGTCTTTGGTTCCTATGGTTTATTATCATGTGTGGGACAATTATCCTTATCCAACTTTTAATAAGATTTGGTATGAATCAACTGATGTGGTTGCTACCATTTCTAAATTAACTTCAGATATTGTAAAAACAGTTGCTCCAAATGTAGAAGAACATTATCTTCCTCATGCAACACCAGGAGAGCTATTTAAGCCACTCAGCGACACGAATATCAAGCAATTCAGAAAACAACATTTTGGGATCGAAGATGAGAATCATATGTTAGTATTTTGGAATAATAGAAATGCTCGCCGTAAACAAAGTGGTTCATTGATTTATTGGTTTGATGCTTTCCGCAAGAAGCTAATAAAAAAGCATCCTGAAGCAAATGCTACATTACTTATGCATACTGCTGCCAATGATCCAAACGGACAAGATCTATATGCTATTATCAATGACCTAGATCTACAAAATAGAGAGGTCTTGATATCAGGTGAAAAAATTCCTCCTGATGCTTTGGTAAATATATATAATGCGGCGGATTGCACGATAAACATTTCGGATGCCGAAGGCTTCGGATTGGCTACGTTTGAATCAATGGCTTGTGGTACACCTATCATGACAACAATGACTGGCGGACTTCAAGAGCAAGTTACTTCATTGAAAGACATAACACAAAAAAAGATGCTATCGCGAAACAAAAGGAACAAAGGTGTGACTGAATATAAACATGGTATTGGACTTGAGCCAACATCTAAAGCAATTATTGGTTCGCAGGAAGTTCCCTTTATTTACGAAGATAGAGTTTCAGAAGAAAGAGTTGTTGATGGACTAATGATGATGTATGAGTTCGGCGCTAGTAAACGTAAAGAAATGGGCGAGTGCGCAAGGCAACATGTTCTTGAGAATTATAATTTTGATAATTTTTCTTCTCAATGGGAAAAGATTATAAACGATACTCACGAAAAGCATGGTTCTTGGGAAACACGAAAAAATTATAAAACATGGGAGCTAATAGCAGTATGAAAACAATTTTAGTAAGAGGTCCAGCACTAAGTCAAAGCGGATATGGAGAACATACACGATTTGTTTTACGTTCGCTCCGATCAAAGCCGGAACTATTTGATGTATATCTCTTGAGCACCAATTGGGGCGCTACTGGATGGCTATGGGAAGACAATGAGGAAAGACAATGGATTGATTTTCTGCTACAAAAAACAATTCAATATACTCAAAGTGGTGGTACATTTGATATGTCACTTCAGGTAACAATTCCTAATGAATGGGAGAAAATAGCTCCTTACAATATTGGCGTTACGGCTGGAATCGAGACTACTAAAATTGCTCCTCAATGGGTAGAAAAATCCTTCCTAATGGATAAAATCATTGTAGTTTCAGAACATTCAAAATTTGGCTTTGATACTACGGAAATCAAAACACAAGATCCAACCACGGGTCAAGAGTTTATAGCAAAAGTAAATACACCAGTTGATGTGGTTGGTTATCCTGTAAAAGATACTCAGACAAGCCCTATAAAGCTAGAACTTAAGGATGATTTTAATTTCCTTACAGTTGGCACCTGGATACCTAGGAAAAATTTAGAAAATACCATCAAATGGTTTGTTGAAGAATTTTATGATCAAGAGGTCGGCCTTGTTGTAAAAACTTCGTTGGCAAAAAACTCCAAAAGAGATAGGCAAATAACTGAAATTCGTCTTAAGGATTTGTTGGCTGAATATAAAAATCGCAAATGCAGTGTTTATCTTTTGCATGGAGACTTAGCCGAAGAAGAAATGAATAGTCTTTATCAGGATGAAAAAGTTAAGGCATTAATTAACATTGGTCACGGTGAAGGTTTTGGACTACCACTATTTGAAGCCGCATATAATGGATTACCGATTGTTACAGTTGGGTGGGGTGGTCAATGCGACTATCTTTATATGGATGTCAAGGATAAGAAAGGAAAAACAAAAAAGACAGCGATGTTCTCACCTGTTTCTTATGATATCAAAATGATTCAACCAGAAGCAAAATGGGAAGGAGTAATTCAAGCAGATTCACAATGGTCTTTTGCAAAAGAATGGGATTATAAAAAAGTTTTGCGCTCTGTTCGTAAAAGCTATGGTGAACCAAAGTCGAAAGCAAAGAAACTTCAGAAGTATGTAACTAAAGAATTTTCTGCTCCGGTGATGTATAACAAATTTGTGGAAGCTTGTATTCCTCCTGTTATTTCTACAGAACAAGTGATTGATGAAGCACTATCTATAGCCTCTCAAATGTCTTTACAATAGAAAGCAAGAAATATGGATTTAGGAATTATTCAAGTTACATCAAATCTAGAGGATGGCCATCCTAGACACGGGCTTATGCTGGAGCGTGTTATTCCTAGTTGTATTAAAGCAAGCAATCAAAACTATGTGTTGGTCGCGCCTAGAGAATCTTTGCTTACCCAATTAGTAAATGACTTGGGCGGAAAAAGTATTATTTATCCAGGCTGGGATGTTGATAAGATGAGAAAGTTTCGATTAGGGATGCAAAATATTACTACTGAATGGGTTGGTATATTTGATGATGATATTATACCAGATGAAAAATGGTACGAAAACATGAGCGAGTTTTTAAAAGATAAAAAACCCGGTCAATATGGATTCCGACTAACAAACGATTTAGGGGAGCGTCATGAACATGGAGAAGATTGGATGCAGTTTCCTAGTATGTCTCTACAGTTGCCGCATCGACCACTTGATTATAATGTCGAAACAGGTGTAGTCGAAGATTCGCCCACAGCATATGTAGCAAACTCAATTGTTCATCGTGATGTTATGGAGCAAATAGAACCTTTTGGTTTGTTTGGAAATGCGCCCGATGTAATGTGGAGTTTTGCGATTCGCAAATGTGGATTTCCAATTGGATTTAATCCCAAAGCAAGAGCATATCATATTGGGGATAGAGGGGATAATAGGAAAAAGTGAAAACTCACCAACAGCACTTAGGTAATATGGATTTTCCTTATAAAATAATAATTCCTGCTCGCCGGAATTCTAAAGGTTTTCCATTTAAGAATAGAAAGCTTTTATCCAACACATTGGATATCATTCCCGATATTAAAATTAAAGATTTGATAATATCTTCTGATGATAAACAAATTATTAAATTTTGTAAGGATAGAGAGATTGGTTATCATCTTAGAAGTTCTTCTACTGCTAGTGATGATGCTTCTACTAGGTCTGCTATTTTAGAATGCCTGGTGGATTGTGAAATTCGAGAGGATGAAGTGATCCTAATGCTTTACTTAACATATCCCACTCGCACTTGGGTCCAGATCGAAAGAGCACTTAAATTTTACCTCGAAACAAATTCCCGTTCTGTCTTGTGCAAGAAGGAAGTAAACTCGCATCCCTATTTATGTATGTATGAGAAATCAAATGGTAAAGGACAACAAATCATTAGTCACGATTTATATCGACGACAGGATTATCCAAAGTGTTTTGAAATTTCACATTTTATTTCCATATATGTGGCAGATGAAGTGGATAAATTAAATAATAATATGTATAATGAAGATACTACTTTTTACATGATTGAGGATGTCCTTGATGTGGATTACAAAACAGATTGGGAGAAAATAAGTGAAAACTAAAATAATTTCTGAAATAGGGATTAATCATAATGGAGATATTGAGGTAGCCAAAAAACTTATTGATGCTTCGGTTGCTGCGGGTTGTGACTATGCTAAGTTTCAAAAACGTACACCAGATATTTGTGTACCCGATCATCAAAAAAACAAACCTAGGAAGACACCATGGGGCGAAATGAAATATATCGATTATAAAAAACAAATAGAGTTTGAAAAACAAGAATACGACGAACTTTATAGCTACATAGAAGATAAGCCTATAGAAATTTTTGCTTCGGTGTGGGACAAGCCCTCGGTGGACTTTATGAAACAATACACAGGAACAACTAAGATTGGATCAGCCATGATAAACGATCTAGAACTTTGTCGTTATGCCCGAGAGAATAGTGATTTGTTGATAATTTCAACTGGTATGAGTACGGAAGAAGAAATCGAAAAATGTGTAAACGCCTGTAATCCTGATGTTATTATGCATACAAATTCATCTTACCCGTCTCCCATCGAGGAGTTAAATTTATATTATATCAAATGGCTAGTGGACAAATGGAATGTTGATGTAGGTTATAGTGGTCATGAATTTGGTTTGATCACAACTTTTGCGGCTGTAACATTGGGTGCGTCGTGGGTTGAACGTCATATAACTCTTGATCGGACTATGTGGGGAAGTGATCAAGCTTTGTCGGTTGAACCACATGGGTTATATAAATTAGTAAAAGGGATTAGAGATATTGAACGGAGTCTAGGTACGCCTGGACCAAGGAAATGCTTGGGAAGCGAACTGGAAAAGAAAAAAAGCTTGAGAAAATGAATGAAGAACTTAAAGATAATGGTTTTATAATCATTAGGGGTGTTTTTAGTTCTGAGGATATAGATCTCATGAGAATGGAGTCTATGAGATATTTTAATTCTGGGGGTGGATTTTCTAATTCCACAGGTAAAGCAAAACCAGATTGGGTCAAGGAGGATTCTTTACAGCAATTAAGAAAAAAGACAGAGGAAAAGGATTTTTCGAAAATAATTTCTGAATTAATTGATGAGCCGGTGGAATTTATTTCTCATAATGATTTGCACCTAAACAGATCAGTCGGCTGGCATAAAGATAGATTAAATAACGATGCTAGAATTTTTGAAAAAAATAATCCCTGGTCTGTGATAAATGGAGAATCCATGAAGATTTATAAAGTCAATTTATATCTTCAAGATCACTTAAATGATAATGATGCTTTAACCGTTAGTGTTGGGAGCCACACGAAAGAAAAAAATACTATCGACAATATTCATACAACTCATCCACTAAAAGGAGATATTGTAATTTTTGATCAAAGAATCTTTCATAGGGGTTTTTATTCTGGTGGATATGATAGGCTCTTGATTTGTATGGGGTATGGCGTTAAAAATGTTTTTTTTGAAGAATTTAAGAAAGGCACCGAATATAGACAAAACAAACAGAATGGAGTAGGAATCTAATTAAAAAAGCAATTCATATTTTTGCTGTTCATGGAAAATCCAATTCGGGTGATTATTTCCTTGGCCCGGCGACTAAATGGAAATTTGAAGAAGCTATTGGTTGTAAAATGAACTGGTCTAATTTCGATGTTCGAAAAAAAGTAACTCCGTCAGACGTTCAATTTTTAAATTCGTTTGATTATGTAGTGATAGGCGGGGGTGGTTTATTATTACCTGATACTAATCCGAATATGGTTTCATGTTGGCAGTGGGCAATCTCTAGCGATCTTATTGAGGCAATAACGGCAAAAATTTATGTTATGAGTATAGGTTATAATTTGTTTCATGGACAAACTTGCTCAATGCCCAACAGACACAATAATCTTAGTGTACCTAAACGAAAAAACATCCTCAAAGAAAACCTTGAAACTCTAATAAAAAAAAGTGAGCATTTTTCAATGAGGCATACGGGCGATTGCCAAAAATTAAGAGAAATAGTGGATAAGGAATGTGGGCAAAATATACAGTTTGAATTGTGTCCTGTGATCTATTATGTAAAAGAAAAGTATCTCCCCTCTTTTAAAAATTCCAAAATTTATCATACCTTTGAATTGAAAGATGATAGACCCAACAGGAGATACTATAATAAAACTCAAAAACAATTCTATGATGAATTGCTTGAATATATTAAAGTATTGATTTCTAAAGGTGAAAAAATCGCGGTAATGTCACATGATGGAAGCAACAGTTTTGCTTCTTATTTAAAAAAGAATAATATTAATTACAAATTATTAAATAATTCAGTTGCCAATGAACAAAAGATAATGGAGAATTATTCACAAGTCAAAAAATTATATTGCACTGCTGGTCACAGCCAAATGATTGCGTATGCTTTGGGAGTTGATTTTTATAGTTTGATAACCCATGACAAGTTGGAATATTTCTTAAAAGATATAGGATTTTTCACACCAGATAAATACTATTTTGTGAATAGCGATAAAGGATTTAGGTTGTAAAAAATGATAAAATATATCCAAAACAAAAAAATAAATTATGAGCTTATGCAAGAACTTCTTACTACTTCCACAAATCTAAATCATTTTACAAATGAAGGCCCTGCAAAATCTGCATTGGAAAATCATTTAAAAAGTATGTTAAAACTGCCGAATCATAAAGCAGTAGTATGTTCTGCAAGTGGAACCTCGGCACTCCACGCTCTTGTTTTATTTTTTAAAAAGAGGGGCGTTAAAAAATTTACAACACCTTCTTATACTTTTCCTTCTTGTGTTGTGGGGGGGCTCAAAACAAAAGTCATGGATATCTCTTTAGAAAATTATTGTTTTATTGATCTGGATCGGGCTATTGAAAGTAATGATTGTCTAATAATAACTAACTTATTTGGAACCTATCCAAAAAATTTAAATGAAATATTGAACAGGTGTAAAGAAAATGACACCAAGGTTATTTTAGATAACGCATCATCCCCTATGACAACTGTAGAGGGGATAAATATTAATTGTTTCGGAGATGCCAGCTTTGGATCACTCCATCACACTAAATATTTGGGATTTGGAGAAGGTGGGTTTCTTGTAATAGATGCAGAGCACAAAGAAGAAATAAACCAAATCTTAGGCTTTGGGTTTGACGCAACATCAAAAAAAAGAATTAGTAATGTTGATAGTTCAAATTTTAAAATTTCTGATGTGAGTAGTGCCGCGATTTTACAACACATCATGGACTATGATTTAGAAGCACACAAAAATAATCAAGACTATTTCATAAGTATTATAAATGATATAAATAACGTAAAGATTTTTAACTTCAGCGAAGGGGTTGTGTATGGTAATATGCCTATTATAAATAAAAATCCTATGAGTATAGATTTTTTTATTAATAATCATCTTGAAGCTAAAAAATATTACTACCCACTCAAAAGACATAAAAATTCAATGTATCTATATGAAAGAATAATAAACTTGCCCTTACATGCAAAAATGAGCAGATTTGAAATTGATAAAATAGCAAGAATAGTAAGACTCTCGGTAAATGAATAAGATAGCTATACATCAACCTTATTTTGCACCACATATAGGCTACTTTCAACTGATAAATGCTGTTGATCTTTTTGTTTTGTATGATGATGTTAATTTTATAAAAAATGGATGGATAAACCGAAATAAAATAGTAGTAAATGGTAATAAAAAAATGTTTACTATACCTTTAAAAAAACAGAGTTCATTTAAAAAAATAAATGAAACAGCGGTAGATTGGGGTAATAAACAAATAACAAAGTTCTTTAAAACAATACGAGCCAGCTATAGTAATTCCGAATACAGAGATGATGTACTTAAGATTATAGATGACATTTTTTTTGAACAACCCAAATCAATAGCGGATCTTGCTTATTTTTCTATTGAGCATTTTTGTAAATATTTAGACATACACACTAAAATAAAAACTTCATCGATCATTGATCGAGAAAAAACAGATGATAAGGCAAAAAATCTTATCAATATTTGTAACTCACAGAATATGAACCACTACATAAATGCAATCGGCGGCATTGAATTATACGACAAAAAATGTTTTGAATCGCACGGAATTAAGTTAAATTTTATCAAAGGAGCTTCAAGTCTTTCTATTATAGATATGTGTATGAATACTTCTAAAGAAGAAATTAAAAATCAACTAACTGATTTTATATTAATATGAAAAAAGCAAATAATGTTATTTACCATCTTGATATGGCAAATTCACCTAAAGACATAAAAAAAAGAATAAAAGAAGTGTGGGGTCAGTATATGGCTTATCACATTTTTAATGTGCCGGATTGTGACTACATACAGGTGTACGAAGAACTCGCCGAATCTTTAGGTGAAATAAGATTATGCCACCCGGTTAATGATAAGTCTACTAAATTTTCAAAGTCAAGGGACATTAAATACAATCCTGATATATATCATTATTTTGCGTCTAATGCTAGACAGCCTCTACATACCGATTATGCATATTATAGATCCGATGAAAGTCCAGACTGGCTGATACTATTTTGTATTAAGCCTTCTGAATACGGTGGTAATACTAATATTTTATCTACTAAAAAAATGGTTGCAATCTTAGCCAAATACAATCCAGAATTATTAGAAAAAATAAAGATTGATGTAACTTGGAAATATTATGGCGAAGATGGTGATAAACTACACAAAAAATCAATTTATAATGGGGAACACATTAATTGGAATTACTGGCAAATAAAGGAAGAACATAATTCCGAAGAAGTTATGAACATTAGAGAAGAATTTTTTAGGTTTCTTGAAGACGTTATTGTTGGGGGCTCTATGTATGATTTTTCTAAAACTTGGAAGTCTAAAGACTGTATAATATTTAATGATAAACTTACCCTGCATGGTCGGGACGCATTTCTCGGAGATCGATGGCTAAAAGATCATGCGTTTTTTGAAAAAATAAAAGAGGTAAAAAACAATGAGTATTGATTTAAAATTAAAATATTTAGAGGAGACTCTAGAAATTAGTCTAAAGACATCAAGGGAAATGCTTGGGAGTGATGATCCAAATTTTAAAAGAATTCATCACCATAATCACCACATAGTTTTATATGTGAAAGATCATATTATGAAAGAACGGTGTAAGAATTATTTTGAAATAGGCACTCATTTTGGCCATAGTTTATGTAATATTCTTCAAAGTAAATATGAAAGTAAAATAGTTAGTTGTGATTTATTTCTAAAAGGTTCTACTATAGCTAATGACTGCAAAGTGAAAAATGTAGAAACGCTGGCTAACAATAATATTAAAAAATTCAACACCAATGGATACGACTGCAAAATTCTCAGGGGAAACTCATGGTCTGAAGAAATGTTTGGTGGGGTAAAAAAAGAATTTCCAGAAGGCATAGATTTGCTATTTATCGACGGCGATCATAGAAGAAACGCCGTAATATCAGATTTCGAAAGATATTTTCCATTAGTTAATTCTGGTGGGTTTATAATTTTTGATGATTATTTGCCATACATATGGAATAATAAAAAGAGAGATTGTCCCATAGCAATAAATGATTTGGTTAAAAAATATAATGATCAACTTGAAATTATTGGTTTATTGGATGATCTGGTCGGCTGCAATAAATTAAAAAATTCTACTGAAACTAAAAACTGCGATTTTATAGTAAGGAAAAATTGAAGATGACTAAACAACGAAATTTTACACAAGCAATTAAGACAGCCAAAGCCGGAGGTTATTATACTAGACTAACATTGGTTTATGATGTTCACTTGAAGTGGTTGATGGACTACGTGTCAAAACTTGATACTGGAAAAATGATAGAATGTGGGGTGGCTAGAGGTGGATGTATAGCGTTATGTCACTTAGCAAACCCTAACATGAAAATACTTGGACTTGATTCTTGGGAACCGATGCCAGATATAACAGAAAAAGATGATGAGAAAAAATGTAAGCCGTGGGTAAACACGCCGTCCTCCGGTAAGATGGAAGATGTATATAAAACATACCAAAAATTGGGAGCATCGACCCAAAATCTTACATTGATTAAAGGTTGGTTAGAAGAAACTATTCCACAAAACAAAGAGCTTTTTGAGGAATTAGACATATTGAGAATTGACACAGATTTTTATTCGTCTATAATTTTCACATTAAGAAATTTATACGATAAGGTGAAATCTGGAGGATTGATAATCCTAGATGATTGGCACTTTAATCCAAAAGGTGTCCGGTGCGCGGTGAATGAATTTTTTGAAGAGCGAGGAATAAATCCCGAAATGTGTATTCACAAAGACGGAGCAGGGCCTGCTTATTTTTATAAAAATTAGTGACGATGATAAACATAATTATTCCATGTACCCCCAACTATAATGACACAAACATTATCAATACTGTGAAAAAAGACATTGATATAGTTTCACAGTTTTTCATCCTTTATAATTCTATTAAACAAAATTGGAAATTTGATTATAACATAAACTTGTTTTACAATAAAAACATACCATTTAATAACAAAGATGAAGAAAGATTATCATGTTTAGACATAAAAATGTTCCCCATAGAATCAGATTATGAAAAAACACCATATATGATTCGGTGTAATTCTTTAGCTCACAATCTTGATAAAACAGGAACACATAAACTATTATTAGACTGTGACATGATTGCTTTAAAGGAACCTACCTTTGATTTATCACAGGATTGGCAAGCTATGTATGCTGGTTCTGTGTTCGAAGCAACGTGGTATAATTATATAAACAAACATTTTGGATACAATCTGGATTTAGAAAATAAATTTTGTGGACGTTTGTTTGAAAAATACATTGAGTCCGAAGAACATTCAAACTTTTTTCCACATTTTAATGGTGGAGCTTTTTTAATCCGAGAAAGCCTTTGTAAAAAATTTAAAAAATACGTTATTCCTTCTTACCAGATGTCTCATAACAATAACTTACCCCATCGCGTAAAACATCTTGGAGTCCAATACGCCGCATCTTTTTCTCTAATGAAGATTTCTGACAATTGGAGCCCCTTTACACCAGGCTTTAATTATTTGTTGAAGTCCTACGAAATAGAAAAATTTGGGAAAAATAATATAGAACTATTACACTATTGTGGTGCGGGTGGTTATCAGCTCGCTCAAAAATACTTTGGAAATGAGATAAATGATTATTTACGTTGATATAGACGAGACAATTTGTAACTCTCCAGAAGACCGAGATTATTCTAAAGCGGTTCCAATAAAAAATAATATTGAAAAAATCAACGAATTGTACTATAATGGTGATACTATTGTTTATTGGACTGCGAGAGGTAGCGGAAGTGGTATTGATTGGAGAGAGATTACAGAAAAACAATTGGACCGATGGGGAGCACAATACCATGAACTCAAATTAGGTAAGCCAATTTATGATTTGTTTATCGACGATAAGAATGTAAATTCGAAGGATTTTTTTTAAATGCAAAAAAGTATAACAGAATTAAAAAATAAACATGCGGGCTGTGACATATGGGTGTTGGCTTCTGGTGCAAGCATGAATTTTATAGATAATTCATTTTTTGAAAATAAAATTACAATTGCAATCAATAGAACGGGAAACTATTTTGATTGTACCTATACGGTCACAAAAGATTTTGGTGGACTTGAACTTCTTAAAAAAAGTCCTTATAAGAGCCAGATTATTATGTCGAAACATTCATGTGGAAATCCTCGTAGTTGTTTGAACAAGCTTGATATGGAACATTATATTTTTGAACATAAAGAGAATCCACACACCCCTACACAAGCTCAATTAGATGATGAAATTTCTAAGAGCCATGATCGATTAATTGTTAGTCACTCCACAACAACCAGTGCGCTTCATTGTGCTGCATATATGGGGGCAAAAAATATTATTATTTGTGGTCACGACGGGGGTTCTATTGATGGTAAACTTACAATTGATGGTTATTATAAAGACATACAACCCCACCAGGCTAATGAAGCAGGATATCTTAAATGGGTAGGCGGGACGGAGAGTCATTCGATTGTCGTTTGTAAAAAAATAAAAGAAATTTATGGCTGCAACATTCATTCTCTCAACCCTTTTATTAATCTTGGTTTATGCGGCCATATTTATTCAAAGTAGGATAATATCAATGATTTATTACAGTGTTCCATTCAATTCAGATAAAAACATTGGTGTATATTATAATCAATTTATGGAGATATTACCACATGATGATGATTGGGGCGTCTTTTTTGATTCTGATACAATGTTTACCACTTCAGATTTTGGCTTATTGGTAGAGGGGGCTGTCGAACGCTATAAAGATGCCTCGGCATTTACTTGTTATACAAACCGTGTCGATTGTAGGTGGCAAATTGCTCCTGGTATCGATAAGAGAACAAATGATATGTCTTATCACCGCGATTTTGGATTAGAAATGAAAAATAAATATGGTTCCGACTGTATCCAAATTGGTACTAATTCACAACTGATGAGTGGTATGTTTTTGGCTGTTAAAAAATCAGCTTGGGAAAAATGCGGTGGATTTGTTGAGAAAGGTATGTTAGGGGTAGACAATTGGTTTCATCAAAAATTAAACGAAACCGGACAAAAGTTTTATTTGATCAAGGGGTTATATTTATATCACTGGTATAGAAACAATGGTGTCGAAGGAAAGAGTCATCTTTTATGAAAAATCACAAACTATTCACAAATAAATCTTATCTCGATAATCGGGGATACTTTTTTGAATCTTTCCCCCGCGCTATCAGTGAAGAACTAGAAGAAGATTTTTTCCAAGACAATATTTCCTATTCGCGCCAAGGTGTTGTGCGTGGCTTACATTACCAGTGGGACAAACCAATGGGAAAACTTGTGCAAACAATATCAGGAAAGATAATAGATTATATTGTGGACATTCGATACAACTCGCCCTCTTATAGTGAGTGCTGGAAGTTTGAATTATCAGAGGAAAATAAAAACGTCCTATGGGTTCCTCCTGGCTATGCTCACGGTTTTGAGGCACTTGAAGATTCACACGTAATGTATAAGTGTTCTTCTTATTACAGCAAAGATGGTGAATCAGCAATCAGCATAAAAGATCCCGACCTTAGAATTAAATTAAAAACTGACGAGAGAAATGTTATACTGAGTGAGAAAGACTTAGGCGCACAGTCATTTAGAAAATATTCAAGCGACCCTAAGTTCTTTTATGAGGAAGAATGAAATTTATTGTAACAGGCGGACGGGGCTTTATTGGCTCGCATTTTGTTGAAGCCGCGTTAGAACGAAATATCGCCATTATTGATATTGATAAAATGGGCTATGCTTCGCACAAAATTTTACCTTGGGATTCAGACAAAAACTACACCCTAATTCAAGAAGATATATCCGAACTAAAACATCTTCCTTCCTGCGACGTAATTATTAATTTTGCGGCTGAAAGCCATGTTGATAACTCAATCCGCGATACAAGCCCTTTTGTTAAAAGTAATATTTTAGGAGTCCATAATCTTTTAGAACTTGTTCGCGGAAAGCCAGAATATGATCGACCATTATTTTTCCAGATCAGCACAGATGAAGTATACGGTGATCGCTTGGAAGGTTCTTTTACTGAAGAAGATAAACTAACTCCATCAAACCCATATTCAGCGACCAAAGCCGCAGCAGAAATGTTAGTCTTATCATATTATAGAACTTTCGGTTTGGAATATATCATAACGAGGAGCGCGAATAACTATGGGCCTCGCCAATACGAAGAAAAATTAATTCCCAAGTGCCTCAATTCTCTACAAAGTGGAAAGCAAATTCCAGTTCACGGTGACGGCTCTTATGTTCGCGACTGGACATATGTTAGAGATAATGTGGAAGCAATATTTCATATTATTGAGAGTGGCATCAAAAACGAAACATATAATATTGCAGCCGAAAATCCTATGACCAATCTTGAAGTTGTGGATACAATGCTAAAATGGAAAGAGAAAGATCGACGGTCGGTTAAGTTTGTGGATAATCGTTGGGGTCAAGATTTGCGCTATTCTGTGAGTTCTAAAAAAATAAGAAAGATTGGGTGGGAACCAAAGCATTCTAAAGGGATATATAAGTGGTTTTAAAAAAAATATTCCTTACAGGAGGTTCGGGAACACTGGGCAGCGAGCTAATAAAAATCTCCAAAGCCCATGATGTAGATTTTATAGCACCAGCCTCTAAATATTGTGACATAACCAATCCTTATCAAATCCACAATCACATCAAGGATTCAGGTTGTGATACCGTGGTTCATTCCGCTGCAATAACCGATGTAAAAAACACAGAAAACGATCCTTCACTTGCTTGGGATGTGAATGTATTTGGGACCATAAATGTCTTGAAAAGTTGTAAAGATTTAGGAAAAAAGCTTGTCTTTATATCAACTGATTATGTGTTCGACGGAGAGAAAGGAAACTATACGATCAATGATCCCATTAATCCATTGTCAAAATATGCAAAGACAAAAGCCGCCGCCGAATTGCTGGTAAGAACTTATGAAAATAGTTTAGTCATTAGGACAAGCTTTTTTGGCTATGAGTTTCCTTATGAAGCTGCGTTTGTGGATCAATGGAGTTCAAAAGATTATGTGGATATTATTGCGCCGAAAGTCTTAAGAGAGATATTGAGTGATAAAAGAGGTGTGGTGCATGTGGGAAATGAACGGCGAAGTATTTATAATATAGCCACCGACAGGAACGAAAGTGTTAAAAAAATAAATAGAAATGATGTTGGCTCTTTTATACCCCGAGACACAAGTTTGGGAGATAAAAAATGAGTGTTTTTATTAAACAAGAACATCTTTATCAAGATTTTGAAAAGTTTAAAAATCATTACGTTAAATCAAGCTCTAGGGTTTTAGAAATAGGTCCAAGTATATTTCCGAGAATCAGAGGCAAAAATGTTAAATATGCTGATATTTGCGATCAAGAAACCCTAAAGAAACGCTTTCAAAATAAATTCCCCGGAGAGACATTACCAGAAAAACCTTTTGTAGATTATGTGTGCCACGAAGCAAGACTCCCTGAAATTATAGAAAAATTTGATATCGTGTATAGCGGTCATTGTATAGAACATCAACTCTGTCTCATTCGTCACCTTGAAGATATATATAATATTTTAAACTTTGGTGGGCATTATCTCCTTACCATACCGGATAAAAGATATTGCTTTGATCACTTTCTGTCAGAATCAACTATCGCTGATGTTTTAGAAGCTTATTACAACCCCATCCAGAAACATAGTTTAAAGTCAGTCATCGAACATCGATCAATGGTCACACACAATAACGCACAAAATCATTGGAGTGGAAAACATGGGCGACCGATCTATGAAAACAATTTAGAGAGCGTAAAAAAAGCGATCAAAGTGTATCAGAGTAAAGATTTGGATGTGCATAAGTGGCAGTTTCACCCCAACCATTTCGAAAAATTATATTCTAATCTTTTTCACTTAGGGTATGCTAAATTTGAACTAATTAATGTTTACAATACCATGAAAAATAAATTTGATTTTAATGTTGTTTTGAGGAAAGCAGAATGAAGAAAGAGGTGGAAAATATTCTTATATTCGGCTTTTCCCACAGTGGCACCAGTATTCTAAAAAAAATAATGGCAAAGAGCCCTTCAGTAGTTGCATCACCCGGTCTTTCTGAACACATGACTCCTGATGAGAAATTAATCACACGAGCCCACAATGAGGGCAAAAACTATACACTCATCAAAGGAACTCAACATACTGCTGCGACGTATCAGACAGGTTCTTTTTTACCGGATTTTGGTAATCAATATAAAACAGTGTTTATAATGAGAAACCCCCTATATGTATATTCTTCCATAAATCGCAGATTTGGAAGAAGAAATATTCCACGTTATCACCAATTTTCTATATACGAGCAAGTTGCGAACTGGTTTGTAGAAAGTAAGAATAATAAAATACCAGATTTTTATCACATTAGATATGAAGATATGTTTGATAATAATTATGAAAAATTGATTCAGATTTTTAATGATTTGGGGATTAAATATTCTTACGATATGTTCACTTCGGGGCAACAAACAAGTTCATTACCTGCGCCTCCCAGTATTCAACATGATTCTTTACGCACATGGCAAATTAGCCATCCATTTAAAAATATGAATGATCCTTCTAAAATAGAACTTACCGATGAACAACTTAATGAAATTAAAAAAAGTAAGATTGTTGAGAAAATGGGATATATTATTTAACAGCAACGACGTTGGAGCCAATTCGATGATAAGAAATGTCAATGATTTTAGTGTTCATAGGTTTGATTCCAATCCTATTATTTCTCAACAAGATTTGAAAGAAGCGGGCTTGTCTGGAAGCATCACTCATCCTTCTTTGATCAAGGTTCCTTCTTGGATCTCCAACCCATTAGGAAAATATTATATTTATTTTGCTGATCATTACGGAAAATTTATTAGATTAGCCTATTCCGATTCATTACATGGCCCTTGGAGAATTTATAATCGTGGCACTTTGTATTTGAAAAATTCATTTTGTCATCATCATATAGCATCTCCACATATTTATGTGGATGAAAAAAATAAGCAGTTACGCATGTATTATCATGGATTTCCTCAAAAGTCTCGAATAAATATTCCTGAACCGGAATGGATAAACAAGGCTCTCCCGAAGGGAATGCAAGACCAAAAAAGTTTTATGGCAACGTCTACGGATGGGATAAATTTTATATCAAGCGGCAAAATCGTGGCACCGTGGTATGTGCGGACCTTCGCATGGAAAGATGAAGACTATATTATTACAATGCCTGGAATTGTGGCAAAATATAATCCCACGTCTGACGTATATGAGTTTGTGGTTAAATTATTTAACAATCGGTTTAGACATTGTGATGTGTTGGTGGTTGATGATTTATTATATGTTTTTTACACAAATGCGGGAGATAATCCTGAACACATTATTTGTAGCAAGGTTGTGCTTAATTCTGAAGGGAAAGAGTGGAAGATAGTCGAAACATTTTCTTTGGTTTATCCTGAAATGGATTATGAAGGAGGCTTTGAGCCAAGACGACAATCAATTCGGGGGGGCATACTCAAAAAAGTCCATGAACTTCGCGATCCCTGTATTTATACTGAAAGTGGTAATGTGTATATGTTATATTGTGGAGGCGGTGAACATTGTTTAGTTATATCACATCTTAAGGGATTGAGTATATAATGCTTTTTAAGGGATTGAGTATATAATGCTTTTAGTTTTTGCGGAAGAGTGTGCTATAATGATTGGCAATATTTCTAGGAGAGACAAAAATGAAAGTTAGTGCGATTATGTGTATATGGAATGAAATAAGATTTTTACCACTGAAAATAAAATGGTGTAAATTAAATGGGATTGAACCCTATATTATTGATAATTTTTCCGATGATGGTAGTTGGGAGTGGCTTCAAGATAACAATATTCCTTCTCACAGGTTTGATACCGATGGCGCGTTTCATCTTAGTAAAAATGTGAAAGAAATGACGAAAACTCTGCATAAAATAAAGCCAGATTGGGCAATATACATCGATGCGGACGATTTTATATCTTTTGACGAAGGCATTGGGGAAACCATAAAACAAGCTGACAGAAACGGATATAATTGTATTTCGTGCCCACTCATCACCTTTTATAATACTGGTGAATCTTCTTTTGAGCTATCCGATCCCTTCGATCCTTTTAATAGTTACTTTTATCTTAGAGGAGGCACCACAAAAACTCAAATTATGATTTCGAAATATTGCCGTGATATGAATTTCCGCCCTGAAAGAATAAGAAGGAGCAGAGAAAAATCATTTAAGGTTAACGGCGCTAAGTTTAATTATGGGCCTTCTAAGGGAAAAGAAAATCGAGTTGCGGTTTTTGAACGGCGGCAAAAAGCATGGGATCAGGGACTACCGAAGGGGCTTGGAATACATTATAAAATTTTTACCCAAAACGACTGGGTGTGGAACACGGAAGATTGTGAAGATATAAGAAATTATCCTAAAGTTTATAAATACCTGATAAAGATTCAAGATCAGATGGGTGATTCGGATTAGAAAAGAATGATTGATTCCAAACAACGAAGCTTATGGAAGGCGATTACTTGGCGTACATTTGCTATAGTCCTGTTAACAACTGTTACATATCTCGCTACAGGAAATATAAAATTTACAACTTTAATCACTTTATGTTATCATAGTGTTCAAGTGCTTGTGTTCTTTATACATGAGCGATTATGGAATTTTATTAAGTGGGGTAAAACAAAAGGTATGTTTATACAAATGACTGGACTTTCAGGTGCCGGTAAAACAACACTGGCTCGTGCGGTGGAAAAAAGACTAGCTGCAAAGGGCTATAAGGTTGAAATTATTGATGGTGATGAATATCGAGAAGGATTGTGTAATGACCTAGGCTTCTCAAAAGAAGATCGCAATACTAATATTCGACGATTAGGGTTTGTTGGGAAAGTTCTTTCTCGGAACAATGTCATCACAATTATGTCAGCTATCAATCCTTATGATAGTGTAAGAAAAGAACTTGAAGACACTTGTGCTGCTAAAACAGTTTTTATAAAGTGTCCCGTAGAAAAATGTATTGATCGTGATGTTAAAGGATTGTATGCCAAAGCTTTGTCGGGTGAAATCAAAAACTTTACAGGCATCTCAGATCCATTCGAAGAACCAACCGATGCGGCATTAGTTGTTGACACTTCTACTGATGACCTTGAAAAAAGTGCTGTAAAATTAGAAGCCTTTATTACGTCTAATACATAATGAAAGAAATTAAAACAGAATTTAAAGAAGCCACAATTGCTATTGATTTTGACGGAGTTATTCATCGATACTCCAAAGGTTTCCAGGGATTAGATAATGCCTATGATCCGCCAATGCCAGGAGCTATTCCATCTTTACAAAAACTTAAGGGTTATGGCTATCGCTTAATTATTGTATCAAGCCGACCAGTTGAACCTATTAGGAATTGGCTAGAGAAATATAATTTATCTCATTTCTTTGATGATGTTACAAATATAAAACACCCGGCCAAATATTATATTGATGATCATGCTATTAGATTTGACAAAACAGATCCGAACGCATGGCACAAAACAATTGAATTCATTGAACAAGGAGAAAACAAATGAATAATAAAAGAGCGATGTTTGTAGGTCGATGGCAACCTTTACACAATGGTCACAAATGGCTTATTGGTCAAAAACTAAATCAAGGAGTGCCAGTTCTTATTTGTGTAAGAGATATTCCTCCTGATGAAAAAAATCCATTCACAACTGAGCAAACTATCGACATGTTAGAGACTGCGTATGTTGATGATGATGTTGTGGTATTATCAATACCAGATATTGAATCTGTTAATTATGGCCGTGGAGTTGGATATGGAATTGTTGAGCACGTACCACCTAAAGATATTGGTTTTATTTCAGCCACGCAAATCCGTAATCAAATAAATAACGAGGATAACTCGTGGAAAGAAAATGTTGATTCAAAAATTCATCAAAAGGTGGTACAATTTCTTCAGGATGCGAAGTCCTAAAATTGCAATAATTATACATGCCCATCACTTGAACGTGTTGGGGGAGATTTTTGATTATGTTCAAAATGTGCCTGGAAATTTTGATCTGTTTTTAAATTTCAGTCATATCTCTCATTCACAAAAAAAAATGATCGATAAGATAAAAAAAGATCTCAAAAAAGCAATACCAGGAGAGTGTTATTTTACAACGTCCAATAATCGGGGTCAAGATTTAGGAGGGTTTTTTGCTTCGACAGCAGTCGCACGGGAAAAGAAGTTATCTTATGATTTAATTTGTAAAATTCACACTAAGGCTGACTCAGAGGAGTTATCCTCTTTTAAGACAAGTATAGTTAGTGTTCGTGGACGAACCATACGTTCTCGTAATCTTACAAAAACAGAGTGGAGAATGAAGCTTTTTTCAAGTTTACTTGGCTCAAAAAGAAAAGTCACCAATATATTGAAGACCTTCCAAACATATCCTTCAGTGGGGATGATATCATGCAAGACGTTTTATGGTCGGCATGATTTTAATGAAAACAAGAATATGAGAAATTACCTATTCTTTAAAAAAAAAATGAATCTCCCCGACGTGGTATGTTATCCACATAACAAATATTTTTTAGCAGGTACTATGTTTTGGATGAAAGGGGATGTTTGGGATTTCTTAATGGAACAGGACATTACTATACATGATTTTGAAGTAGGGGCGAACAATGACGGATTGAGATCTCACGCCTTTGAGAGAATGTTTGATTCGGTGGTAAAGAGCCTCGGATATACTCCGTGGATGATAGAGCCGTGATGAAAAACAAGACCCTATTAATATTTCCTCTTTATGCCCAAGGGTTCATACCTTTGTCCACTGAATCATATCTTAAAGAAATAAGTCAATATTTCTCTGAGACAATAGTAACCACGAACTATCGGGGATATATAGACCTCCCCTATACATTTAGATCATATAAAAATGAGGGATATGATTTCGGGCAATTTTATAAGGTTTTGAAAAGTATTGATCTAAATCAATATAATAGAATTGCCCTTGTGAACGATAGCAACTCACTTGTTGGAAAATTTGATAAAATATTTAACTGGGGAAATAAATCAAAATTAGATATATGGGGATTGACCGATTCGCAACAAAGACATCCACAGGTCAAAGATATACATTCCTATCATGTTCAAAGTCATTTCTTGGTTTTTGAGAAACGCGCACTATCTCTTTTACCTGCGTTCTTCAATAAGATAGAATTTGAAAAAAAATTTATGAAAGAATCAAATGTGGAATTGAGAAGTAAAATAATTGTAAATTGCGAATATGGTCTTACATATTTTATGCAACAGTATAATCTCAAAGTTGGCGCTCGTTATTCTATAAAAAACTGGAAACCCATGAAAAATAAATTTCTAAATATGCATGTAACATACTGGGAGGAATTAATCAATGATGGATATCCTTTAATAAAGAACAAACTCCTTCGTGGAGAATGGGATAATATTGGTCAAGACTCCATCCCTAATCCTAAAAATAAGTGGAAATATATGGTGTTATAAAAATGAATAATCACACACACGTATACAATTTTAAAAAGAAAATTAATCCATCCAAATTCACCGTAACACAATCAGAAGATGACGTGGTAAAAAGCTTCTATTCTAATTCGTATAATCTAAAGACGACTTCTAATGAATATAAGTGCCAATTTATTGAAGCCGAAACTACCGATTATAAAAAACCACATATACTTCTTTGCATAAAGGACAATGCAGAACTTTTGCAATTTACTTTGAATAATATGAAGCAGAACAAGATTTTTGATTTTGCAAACGTATTAATAATTGATGATCGTTCAGAGACAGAACACATTAAGGCGATTGCTCTTGAAAGCGACTGTTCATATATGCGGGTAGATAACACCGCAAATCAATTTAATTTTTCAATGCTGCACAATCTCGCAACTCACGCCCTGAAAACGAAATCACCAAACCTAAAAGATATTATTTTGTGGAGTTCAGATCTATGGACAAATAATCCAGAGATGTTGCCAATACTTTATAAGAAGCACACTGAAAACAAAAATACAATCACAGGAACCAAGCTCCTTTATCCTACCAAAGATTTTTTATATCACAAGCCCGATAGAGCAGACAAGGTTCAATATGCCGGTTCTATGTTTGGACCAAGACCAAACGAGGTTGGGTTATTTGCCTTACACATGTTTCGCGGCTATCCCAAGGATGATCCAAAAGTAAATTGCAACAAAGGCGAGTTGTTTATAACGGGTGCCTTCTTGATTATAGATGCAGAATGGTATATAAAAACCGGGGGCTTTTGCCCATCTCTTAAAGCCTCATATCAGGATGTTGATTTGTGCCTAAGAGCAAACGAACAAGATCGACGTGTGATGTACTACGGCAAAGAATTATATTTATACCATTATGAAAATCTCATTCTTAACACAATGAAAGAAGATTTAAAAAAAGATCAGTTAAGTGATAAACTATGGTATAAAGGTTTTTGGGAACCAGAAAGAATCAAGAATCTATTATATGTTAATGAAACATAAGGAGAATACATGACAAACTATAAATTATCTAATCAAGCAATCGGGGCCCTAATGATGGCTTTGCAAAAAGGCTTAATGGAACAGACGGACATAACAGGTATGTTAAAAGAATTTGTTTTGGTAAGTACAGCCGATGGACTGATTGTAGAGAATCCACCCATACTAGAAGTGAAAGAACCAGAACAGGAAACAGTTGCCTAGGTATTCTTATAATTGTAGCGAGTGCGATTCACATTTTGAGATTTTCCACTCCTTGCATGAAACTTATACAATTTGTAAAAATTGTGGAGAAGATGGTTATATCGCCCGCATACCAAGCGAGATCTTTATAGCCCAAAAAGATTCTAAAATTCGTGGAGATTCTAAAGCTGGAAGCGTTGTTGAGAGTGCCATCGCTGAAGCGAAAGAAGAACTGAAGCAGGATCAATCTGACTTGAAAACCAGGAGGTATAAAAAATGAGTTATGTGATAATTTCTCTTTCGGTATTTGCGGGAATTTCTGTTCTCATTAATATTTTTATGTTTGGCTATGCTAAAAATACCTTGGTGAAGATCGAGACGGTTTATAATGCCGCCGAAGCAAGCACTGAAATTTTTAGCTTGATGGATGCGTTCAGAGAACACTTAAATTCTGTTTATGAAATGCCGACCTTTTATGGTGATGAAACACTAAAGTCCCTCCTCGACCACACAAACGAGATGATAGAATATCTCAAAGGGTATGAAGAAATTTATTCCTTTACACAGCCAGAACTAGAGCAACAATTACTTCAGGCATCGGAGGATATGGAAAGTGACGAAGAAGAACTCGAAGCGTAAAAGTAAAAAATATTTTACCATTGTTCATGAGAAGGCAATTTTGGACTATATCGCTTCAGATAATATGAAATATCGGAATACTGTTTATCGTGATGTGATTCGACCTGTTTTTCTAGAAATGATAAACAAAATTGTTTTTACATATAAGTTTACCAACCTACCTAATGTATCCATGCTGAAAGATGAGTGTGAAATCCATCTTATAACCATATTGAGTAATTTTGATGCCACTAAAGGATCTAAAGCGTTTTCCTATTTCAGTGTTATAACAAAGAACTGGTTTATTGCCAAAGTCAAAAAAACAGCGATCCAACTTCGTAGAGAATCAGCATATGAAGATATATCCAAAAATGCAGAGTCCAGGCACCTAGCTGTATATAATGATTACGATGAGGTCAGGGAATGGAGAGAATATATGGAACATCTATGGAAAGAGATCTATAGGTGGGAAAAACAAAATCTGAAAGAAAACGAAGTCAAGGTTTTGAAAGCAATTAAGATCTTGCTCGCTGAACCAGATGTGATTGAAATTTTCAATAAGAAGGCTATTTATTTATACATTAGAGAAATCACAAATCTAAACACGAAGCAGGTTCTCAATAGCCTTCAGCGTTTTAGAAGTGATTATTCTAATTTTAAAAAAAGATGGAACGAGTAAAGACAAAAACAGATTTTGATACACTTACTAGCGAAGCGATTGACAATATCAGAGAAGACAGAGAACAAACAAAAGAACTCTTAAAAGACTTGGTAAAATATATTGCTGCTTCCGAAGATCGTCATCGTGATGTTGGTGTAACCGCAGCGAAGTATGTTGAAACTTTACAACGCTCAAACGAGCAATTGGTTAAAATTGCTGGACTAAAACAAAAAAGTGAAAAGGACGATACGGGCTTGTCTTCTGAAGAACGCGATGAAATTTTTAACGAACTCAACAATCTAGGTGAATAAATGTGGCGGACCCTAAACCAAAGAACACACGCCTTCGACCGGGATTCGGTGATCTAAATCAAATAGAAAAACCAAATACGGCAATAACATACGATCCTACTGACACCACAGTCATGGGCGCATTACGCAACGTTCTCAAAGATCAGTATAATAATAAAGTATTTGAAAATGTTGGACAACTTAAGGGAATTGTTTTGAGAGTTGAACCAGGGCATGATAATTCTGCCAACAGTATTTGGTCTTCCCTGAAGGGGATGATTACGAAGCCACTCAAGCAACTTAAAGTCAGGATACCAGAAATTCATTCAGCCCTCCCCGAACCTGCTTTATATGGGGATGTGCCGAAGGGTCCACACCAAGGCATCATTGATCTGTATCCGACTTTTACTGCCAACGATGAAGCCGCAAGTAAGGAAAATATTTCTGTAGGAGATATTGTGATTGTAGATTTTGCGGATAAAAACAACTTAACACAACCTGTATACATCAAGAAGTTTGCCGATGGTGCTGGAACTGCGGGAACAACTAATCCAACTAAAAATGGCATTTATGATCCAGACCAGAGTAATGACGGTTCAAGTGCGTTTGGTGCCTCTAATGGACTTCGCGGCAACGGAAGCTCTACTACGCCACCAACTAACGCACCGTTTATAAGAGGATGTGAAGCTTCATCCGGTGGCTACCTCTCTGCCGCTTCACCAGGCGGACGATTATCACCATCTTCCGCTGGTGATTCTAAATTAGCCCGCGCACAAAATGTAGCTTCTTTGATAAAATCAGAAACCGGCATTGGGGTTCCAGTTTCACTATTATACGCATTTATGGAAGTTGAAAGTTCAGGTAGAACTCCCACAAAAAATACGGTTAGATTTGAACCTCATGTTTTTTTGGGTATGCGTGGCCCCGCCATTGTAACGGGTGATAAGGGGTCTAAGCCTAGTTTATATGGCGGACCTAACTATACCGGAAGCAAAAAAGTGCCCTATAGCTCTAAATACAATACTCGTTCTAAAGAAGAATGGGCATCGCACCCAAAGAATAAAAAAAAAGGATCAAGTGGGAGGGATTTTTTTATTGATAAGAAAAAATCTCATACGAATCGTGCCGCGTTTGATCGGGCATACAACCTAGATCCAGTTCAAGCGATAAAATCAACTTCATGGGGAAGTTATCAGGTAATGGGATGGGCACTCCTTCGAGCTTACGGAGACAATCCTTCAGAAGCTCTTGCGGGATATGATGCCGATCCTATTACTTCTGGTGATCTTATGATTGTTCAGTGGTTCAAAGATGCTTTCAGGTCGTCGAGGAAGCGCAAAGCATTTACTTATTCTCCACCAAATTTCGATGCGGTTGTTAGAATTTATAATGGCAGTGCTCAAGTTAGCTCTTATTCTCCCAAATTAAAAAAGGCATATGAAAGGTTTTCAAACACATCTGCTGGTCCCACATCGTCTCCAGATACTATTACAAATGCGTCTTCTACTACCGGCGATACGATTTGTTCGGACAGTTCTATTCCTTCGAATGTTCCGGGTCAATCAGATGGCTTGTGTGTAAGACCTTCGCGACCAACTCCAACATCGAGTGGCACCTGGACTCAAAAAGGAATAATAAGAGGAAAGGAATACAACTTCGAAGCACAATATATTGGAAAGCATATTTTGGATGCGCGAGTAGCGCAAGCATTTTTACGAATGCAGTCTGATGCAAAACGGGTGGGAGTGAATATTAAAATCAATAGTGCCTTCCGCCTTCCAGAAGAACAGGAATATTTTTATTGTAAATACTTAAATGGGACAGGAAACAAGGCGGCAAAGCCAGGTTTCTCAAACCATCAAAGTGGTGTGGCTCTTGATTTAAATACAAAAGGTATTCCAAACGATAAAGCAATTCGCCGCAGAACAAAAGTAAGTACAGGCCAGGGGGATGTGTGGGAATGGCTAAACAAGAATGGCGGAAAATATGGATTTCGTCAAATTAAAATAGAACATTGGCATTGGCAACACGAACCAACAAAGAGAGCTAATTTAGCACAAATAAGAAGTGGAGGAGTATAAAAGAAATGACCGAAAGTAATTGGAATAAATCAGTTTCAAAATCAGGGCGAAATGAAATTCAGCCAAGTGTAAAAGAACGATTAGAATCGTTAGGAAAAGACTCTACAATTCGCGCTCAAGGTATTGCTGGTGATCCATTAACCGAGGGCGTTCCTACCCTAATTCCTACAAATTCTGAAAAAGTAATTGAGGGATCAAACAACACCAGTATTGTTTTAGGTAGGGATCGACCCTCAACCCGTCTTAGTGGGTATGGCGGCGCTGGTCATACTCAAGCCGGATCTATTGATATTGTTGTTGGTCGGTGGGGATTTCAAGCTCGTTCTTTCATTGGGAATGAAAGAGCCTATGTGAATCCTTCATTTGAACACGATGCTGCCCGAATATACATAAGCCAAAAAACCGATATAGATCGAAATTTTAGACTTGCCGGGGGAAATCAGTCTACAGATTCGGACGGTAAATCTGCAATTGCACTAAAGGCTGATGGTGTTAGAATTATAGCGCGTGAGGGAATTAAGTTGGTGACTCGTACTGATGTTCGTAATTCTCAAGGAGGAACAATAGATGGTGTTGAGGGAGTAAGTATGATCGCTGGAGATGATGACAGCAATATGCACCCTATGGTCTTAGGAAATCAAGTCGCCGATATGGGCAGAGCCTTGGCAGATCAGGTAAGTGCGTTGAATGGAATTGTGGATTCTTTATTATCCGCACAAATGCTAATGAATGCAGAAGTTTCTCATCATTTTCACTTTTCCCCATTTCATGGTTTAGCCACGACGCCCTCTCCTCCGGTACAAGCCAGAGGAGCAAAAACAGCAGTCGATCATTTACAAAATGCCAAAGCAGGTCTAGTTACACAAAAGCAAAATATAGAAAAAATAAAAACCAATTACTTATGTGTTACAGGAGCGCGAGCAATTTTCAGTCGTTATCATTATTTGAATTAAGATGTCAGAGATAATCCAAAAAATAACCCCAAAATGGGAAAGCGAAGAAACGGTATGGGGTTCGCAAACTAACACTAATCAAGGTGGTGGTGGATTTTTTTATTCATCTGTATTGACTTCTGATTCTGTTGTAACCAACTTACAAGGAAAGACAGGAAAAGAATTAGTTCAGAGCGAAACTTTAGGCATCGACACCATTCGTGCCGCCAACTCTATTTTACAGAATTTATTTGTTGAAAATATAGAATCAGAGGCATTAGAAAAGTTTTCTCAAGTAGTAGACATCCTAGATAAAATAACAGTAGAAGATAAAAATATTGCTTCTACGGATGCTTTTAAAAATGCTATTCTTTTCCGCATATCTTTTGATGAAGTCTTATCTTTGTTGGAGTTACCGAGTTTTGCAAGCACAGATATAAAGAAGGTTTTAAAGATTGTACTAGGTCTTGAAAAACCAATACCAGAAAAACCAAAAGATGATTGTTGTGAGTGTGATGATGAAGATACACCTGAAGATGAAATTGACGAAATAAAAGAAGGCGAGCCGTCACCCCCAAGACAAGGACCACCCCCAACCGCGACCGGACCTTCCGGTTGCGCTGCAATATCAAAAGCAACTGGTATTCCAGATATGAAAAACTCACTTCTTTTGTGTCCTTTACCGGATGTGAAAGTTGATGCGATAGTTTCTCAAACATATAAAGATTGGGAAGATAAAGAACTTAATGAGAATTGCACTATTCGAGAGTGTGCCTCCAATCAAAATAAAGGTGATGCCAAATTTGTTGGAAGCACTATTGGTCCAAAGAAAAACCCGTCAAGTGAACCACTTTTGCCTCCCGGTGAATTATCGGATGATGACCCTGATAGTTCGCGATCATCTGGCGAGCCTGGTCCCTGTGGCGACATAGACCTAATTCAAACATTACCTCAAGCCTATCAAGAGATTTTAAATAAATATGGTCTGCGGGGTTTGATTAAAAAAGCAGCACAATGCGCTGGAATAGATTTGCCAATTCTTGACTTGAAGGAAGTCATGTTAATGGCTTTCATAAAACAGTTAGACTGTAATATGTTTTTGAGCCTTATAGATACTGTAATTGATATGACAGGCATTGAGCGTGGACCTAATATAACTGAATTCTGGAAAATTGATAAGATAGCAAATTTACTAAAGAGTCAAGCCCGAACGGTTATATCTGCTTTACCGGCTAGCCAATTAAATTTGATCCTAAAGACTCCTGAAATAAATTTAGCAACCAATTATATTGGCGTTGAGTCTTCATCGAGTACAATCACTAGCACTAGTATAAAAATGCCACAGCAGATCGAAGACATCGTGGATGTTATAGAACAATGGAGTCCTCAAGATCTTGTTTCCTTTTTTGAGAGACAAAATCTTTTTGATATTTTGCTTTATGCTGTATGCGACCAAGACAAAGGAGATATTCTTGATCAAGTAGTTGAAATACTTAACCAAATAAATTTAGATGATATTGGTAGTTTGTCCGTCTCACTAGATTTAGACACTTCCTTTCTGGATATAATAAGCAATCTCAAGAATATTGATTTTAGTCAATTAAGTAATATTTTTAATAATATTTGTGAACTGAATTTTAATCCTGGCGTTGGAGCCCCCATCACTTGGAGGCAATTGTGGAGTATAGATTTTTCACAGGATATACAAAATATACCAGACATAAAGTGGAGTTTGATGGGTGGTATAGACTGGTCGAAGTTGATTACGCCTTTTCAAATTTTATCAACACTAGATACTTCACAAATAGACTCTATTGACTTTGGAGTGGATATAGATTTTAATTTGTTACCAGCAAAAAATAAACTTTCGCAAATGGCTGATATCTTCACAACACTTCAGGGAATTAACTTTGACAGTCGCAACTTTGACATACAACAATTGAGTGGTATCAATTTGAGTGATCTTGATTGCGAAGAAGTGAAAATGATTTTCCGAAAATTAGGAAATATTGATTTTACTGATTTGGTAAGCAACATAGCCGATAATGTATCTGATGTTGCAGGAAGTTTATATGAAAAGTTATTGAAAATTGTAAAGGATGGGTTAGGCATTGACATACCAGATTTCTCACTTGATCTTATGAATTTTGATAATTTTCAAATGGTTCCTATCGGAGAATTACCTGAATTACCAACTATTGATTTAGACTTGTCACCTACGGTTGATTTATTGGCGAGTATTTCTACTGGCATCGCCGACACTATCATGGAAGCTATATCTCAAGCTACCTTGTCTCTTTTGAAGAGCACCATCAAAGCAGTGTGTGAATCTTGCGAGCAAGGAAAGATTGGAGATTTAGATATAGGAAATCTAATTGGTGAAAGTGCTAAATCATCATTTTCGCCAGAGAAAATGCAAGAACTAAAAAATTCAGTTGTAGGAGGTCTAAAGGACGTATTACCCACTGACGTTCCATTCGCACAAGTCACAAACTCATTAGAAAACTTAATAGATAATGTATCAGAAATCCTAAAGCCTGGCCAAACGGGTGGCTTATTATTGGGCGAATCTCCCGGTAATGTTTTGGGAGCGATCCAGAATATAATCAATTCCGATTCTAGATATACACAAATTGCGCCCGCTTTGCAATCCGATGCGCAGATTAATCGCCTATTTTCTAATGTTGGAACTATGGTGGATAAAGTGCTCCTAACTGAAAAGATATCCGAACTAACAAAGCAAACACTTCCTTCAAATCCCGATAAAGAATTATTAGTTGCTTGTGATCCGCCTCAAGAAGTATATGAAAGAAATGAACTTAGAAAAAAAGGCATCCCTGAAGATGAGATTGTAAAACAATTAGCCCGCACAAAGAAAAGAAAAAAGAAGAAGTTTGCCGAACTCGCTGACTTATTGGCTCAAGATAAATTGATGGATGGTGTCATCCCTGAAGATGATTGTACCCTTACTCCATCGGGTAGAAAAAAACCATCTCTTGCTCCAAAAGAACCACCAATAAATGATTATCTTTTAAAGAAGACAGTGGATGTGATCTATGATGGAACCTATATGAGCTTCAATAAAGAAGTTCGCAGTTTTCCAGATGCAATTACAGTTGAGATCGAAGCTCCCACAGAAATTCCAGATGCGCCGGAGGCACCAAAGCAATCGGACCCTAAATTGTCGCCCCCTGGAACAGTAAATGTTCTACAACAAGCAAAGTCAGGATCACTAAAAGTAATTGCCCCCGAGTTAAAAGGTTTCTATGAAAGTTTTGCCGAAGGCAATACTCTTTTGCAAAATCAAGATACTAAATTTATTTTTACCATACCCAACAAAACACAGTTGGATAGTTCAAATGCAGAATATGCCGCTAAGCTAAATGAGTGGAAATCAACCGATCATATAGCCTCTCAAAATGCTAATACAAATTTCATAATTACATATGATCCAGTACCCAGCGACGACATTAGCGTTGAGAGATATAATATGTCTGTTAGATCAGAGGGATCGCAAGCATCAACTATTTTTACCTATGCTTCTCATGCCAACGCACCTCTTATCGACTCTGTCAGGAGGATAAGAGAGGGCTTCGCGAATACAACTACCTTTAGTCCCAAAACAGATTTTAAGAAATTTGTTGAAGATTCATATTACGATGGAACGGGAATTGCGAAAAGCATCAATACTCTAGATTATGCTTCCACCTTTAAAGATATTTTCATTGACGCCGGTAAAGAAGTAGCAACTTCAGATTTTTTCAATAGGGATATATTGTCTCTTGTAGATTTCACCCCACAACTAACCTTAAAACAAAAAGAGTGCCACTGCCCTGACCCCCACTTATTAGATTTAGAGTCGATAAAGAAGTCGGTTATTAAAGAGTTTGAAGAATCTAAGTGTGGAAAAACAATTCGGAGCGATGATGCCACTGAATCGGCAAGCCCATTAGACGCTGCTAGTATCGGCGGAGTTATCTCCACAATTATTCGTGTGTACCTTACAGAGTTTTCTTTGAGATCTCTTTTTGTGTTATCTAAATTCCCTTTAGAATCCCCAGATGATAAAAGTAAAATAATTGATTCTCTCATCCAATCTTATTTTACAAGCCTTATAATAGATGACCTAGGAAAATTAGATAAGAAATACTCAATAGATTTTCAGACTCAAGCAGTTCTATATCATAATAAAATTGCCAAAGAAAATGATTGGACTAAGACCGGGGATGTAAAAGTTGCGCTAGATAATCTGGTATCACAACAGCTACGATCAGTGATTAGTCGAATGTTACAAATCCTTGGTGTAAATTTTTCTGATTCGTCTTTGGCAAAAATGTTTTTAGAAAATTGGCTTCCTCTATTTGATTTGCCATCAACCGATAGAGAAAGTCGATTTTTTGATCTTACAGCCTTAAATCATATTTCTTCGGACGTAATTGAAAACATCTCAGTATCGGCTCTTAGTCGAGAGAGTTTCGATTTAGGAGATGGTAATATAATTTTAGAGAGATATATTTCTAAAACCGACAAAACAAATCCGTCGATAGCTTGGGATTCGGGGGATATAAGCCTAGAACGATTTAGGGATATTCTTTCCGCAAAAACACCAGAGGAGAAAGCACAGCCTTTATCTAATTTCTTTGATGGTCCAATTTCTATTGGACTTAGACTCACTTATGTTCCGCCTCCTTCTACTACGAGCAACCCTGATGCACCAGATCCTACAAGACCACCTTCAGCATCTTCTATTCAGTACAAAGCATATAATCTTATAGAGGAGGAAATTACAACTGCGACAACGTTTACGACTTATTCCGTTAATGGTCCTAGACAAGTAACGGCTCCCCCACGAAGTATAAACCGTGCTATTGAGACTATACCACTTTTGGATGTCACTGCTGTTATACCTTCTTCGCTTCTACAAATTAGTGTTTCGCAATTTATTCCACAACTAACTGATTTGAAAGTTTTTTGGCAAAGCTATTCACAAGAACTAACACAAAAACTTATTGCCAAAGAAGAATTCCAATTTTTGTTTGATTATTGTTTCCCTCTCAAGCGAATGGTATTTTTGCTTATGACTTATAGTTCAACATACTTTACCTTTAATAAAAGTGTTAATAATCTATTCACGAACACCAAAGAGCAATTAAAATCTACATTTTATACAATGCTCAATGTGAATGATCCAACATACGAAAACGAGACTATGAAAAAGATAGGAGGTAATAAAGGATTGGCTGCATTAGCGGATAACAACGAAGAAATACCAGGCATCGACTTGCTTTCCTTGGCGGCAAAGACACCTATCTTAATCCTAAAGGGAATGGCGGAAACCGCCGATCCAAACATTGCGCTTGCAAAGAAGATTCATGATGCTGCCCTCTTGGGAGATGTAGACATTCCAATGCTTGCCGCATCACTCCTAGCATTACCAATGAACATTATTCCCCCGCCCTATGGTTTGGGTCCACCCATAACCCCAATGGGGATAGCATACTTAGCTACTGATGCCGCAGGAGCATTGTTGAGTCCAAAAGAAAAAGAACTAAGAAAGAAAAGGATTAAAGAAAAAAGTGCAGGAAAGATAAAGCTTGATGAAGCAAATAATGTCGATGGTTGTCCAAAGCCTGAAGTGCTCGCGCAAGACACAGGAACAGTACCAGAGCCTCCCGTAGTTGAGGAGCCCTGTGAAGAACTTTGTTCAGGGCTGGCTGATCAAGTATGGTTAAATATCTTCGCGACTGAAAGGCGACAGTATGATCGTAACCTTCTTAAAGAATTTCAGACCTGCGCAAAGATTGTGGTGGATGGATTATACGGTCCACAAACTGAAGCAGCTTTAAAATTCTATGGACCATCGAATACTCCACCAAAACAATATCCTCGTGGTGGTCCGTTTATTCTTCCTGATTGCGCGGATAAACCAGTTGTCCCTCCACAACCTTGCGGAGAGCCCTGTTATGATTTGGCGGTAGAAGTTCACGCTAACATTCTAGCATCAGAACGCCTATTATACAATAGAGAACTTTTAAGACAATTTCAGACATGCGCAAAGATTGTGGTGGATGGATATTACGGACCACAGACTGAAGCAGCTTTAAATTTTTATGGCCCACCCAATACGCCACCCAAACAATATCCGACAGGAGGACCATTCGTAAGACCAGATTGTGAAC